AGAAGAATATACATCATTGGGGGACAACGACTTATTAAACATTATTGATCCTAAAGATGATAAAGAAAAGATAGTTAAGAAAGTCAATCTTAAAGTAGAGATATAGATCTTATTACTCCTATAAAAGTCGACATGTAAACTGTCGACTTTTTTTGCATATAATAAAAAACAATTAAATATGCCTAGAAAAAGGAATTACTTAAACAACAGAGATCTTTTAGATGAAATTCGTAAATCAAAAGAACTTGATGAATTAACACCAAAGGCATTAGAGTTTTTAATGTTATTAGCAGATAAATGTTCCACTAAACTTTCTTATAGAGATCCTGCTGATAGGGATGACTGTATTGCTTTTGCCTATATGGATCTTTATCGCTATTGGAGAAATTTTAATCCTGCAAAAAGTGAAAATGCGTTTGCATATTTTACTGAGATTGCAAAACGAGGTTTTGCAAAAGGCTGGAACAAATTACATCCAAAGAAATATGCAGGTACGGTTTCTATAGATGGTAGCGCAGATAGTGAAGGTATTTATACTATATAGACTAAATATTAATGAACATAAAAAACCTTAAACCTAATGTAAAGTCAGGGTTTAAACAAGGATATTACAAACCGCATAACCTAGAAAAATACATAGGGCCTGGTCCTATTATATATAGAAGCTCATGGGAAAGAAAATTCTGTCATTGGTGCGATCACAATGAAAATGTAATTAACTGGATATCTGAACCGTTTTCAATAAAATACTATAATGTATTAGATAAAAAATTTCATAATTATTTCCCAGACTTTTATGTAAAGATGAATAAGGATGGAATTATTGAAGAATACATAGTAGAAATAAAACCAAAGGAGCAATTAAAAAAACCATTGCCTCCAAAAAGAAATACAAAAAAAGCAATTGAAAATTTTAAATATGTTTATGAAATGTATGTAAGAAATCTTTGTAAAGCAGATGCTCTTACTAAAGTAGCAAATCAAAGAAATTTTAAGGTTATGTTACTTACTGAAGACTCAAATCTTTTTTAATATGATAATAGGTAATTTTAAAGATGATTTAGATTTATACATTGCTGAGAATAAAGGCCAATCTCGTGCTTCTAAAGCATCCTCTAATGATTTAATTTTAAGTGGACTCAAAGGCACTGGCGTATTAGATAAAGGTAGAATGTATACATTTAGGTATTTTATCGAAGATGAAGACTTTTATGATACCTTTCCTATTGTTATTGGGTTAGGTGCTGCACCAGGCTCAAAAACAACTCAACTAGGAATTAATTTACATTATATACCTTATGATGCAAGAATACCTTTTATGACAGACATTGTAAAATCTTTTAGTGGTTTTTTTGAAACACAATTTAATAATGTTGGTAAAATTGCAAAACAAACATATAATAAAGACTTTACATATGAAGCTGTTAAAAAATCATTAGGCAAAAAATACAACTTAACATATGCAATTAGGCAATATAGATTAGATAGAATGAAAGATCCAAAAATAATTGGTTATGAAGATTGGTATTTAGGTGCTGTAAACGATGATAACTTTTTTTTCGGCGGATCTATTCTTCAAGCACAAGACTTATATTACAAGAATATATAAAACAATTAAATAATAAAAATGGCAGGGTTTACAAACAGAAGAGGGCCTCTTACAGATTCTAATCCAGTTAGAAAGATTCTTAAAGATCTTTCCAACTTAGGGATGGCATACGATGACATGATCATTCGTAATTCCAGGGCAATTGGTTTTACTGAAAATGCAATGGGGTATACCATGAATCCTATGGGGTCTGATGCCGATGATATGTATGCAGCTTTTGCAGCATTATCATTAACTGACACTAGTCTTAAAAAGAATATTTCATTTTTTGATAAAGATTATGAAAGAAAAAGAGATCAACTTAGAACTTTTGCAGTACAGGATGAAATAGAAGATATACTAGATGTAATTACAGATGAAGCAATAGTATTTGATAAAAGTAATTATTTTAGTTATGCTGAATTTAATGGAGAAATAAGTAATTCTATTGAAGAAGAAATTGGCGACATCTATAATAATATCTATAATTACTTTGGATTTAACGATGCAGTACAGCCTTGGAATTATTTTAGAAAATGGTTAGTTGATGGTTATCTTGCATTTGAGATAGTTTATAATGATAAGCAAACTGAAATTATTGGGTTTAAGGAATTAGATCCTATATCGCTAATGCCAGGTTTAGATACTGAAACTGGTAAAAAGATGTGGGTTCAGTATAAAGGTGGAGGCCACAAAGAAAGAAAACTTTGGGATTCTCAAATTCTTTATCTTTCATATTCACAGGTTAATTCACCTCAAAGAATATCATATGTAGAAAGACTTATTCGTTCTTTTAATTTACTAAGAATAATGGAAACTACCAGAATTATTTGGGCAGTTTCAAATGCTTCATTTAAGACCCAGTTTATTATACCAGTAGGAGGTAAATCTAAGACAAGAGCTAAACAATCACTGGCACAGCTAATGAATTCTTACCGTGAAGTTGTAGATTTTAATTATGAAAGTGGCGAAATTCAAACTAATGGAAAACCTATGATGCCTTTTAATAAGGAATATTGGTTACCCTCTAAAGATGGTGAACAGCCTGAAATTAGTACAATTGGTGGAGATGGTCCTGATCTAGGCGATACTGAATCTTTAAAATACTTTGCGGATAAACTTAAACTTGCTTCAAAAATACCTTTTTCAAGATTTGATAAAGAAGGTGGCAGCTCATATGATATGGATGCAAGTGGAATGTTAAGAGATGAAATTAAGTTTTCTAAATTTATTGATCGCTTAAGATCAATATTCCAGGAAATCTTAATTAAACCAGTTTATCTTCAAATGTGTTTAAACCATCCAGAACTTAAAAATGATGTTGCATTTAAAGCTGGTTTAGCTTTACGATATATTAAGGATAACGTGTTTGAGGAAATGAAAGAAATGGAACTTCAAACAAAGAGAATTGATTTTATAGGTAATATGAAAACTCAATTAAGTACAATGGATGAAAACATGGTAGAAATACCGTATTTTGACTTAGGTTGGTTGGTTAAGAGATATGGCGGATTCACAATAGATGATATTAAGTCAAATCAACGAGCTAAAGATAGGACTGTATTAAAGGCTGAGGGCTATGTAGATGAAGATATTGAAAAGATTCTTTTAGGCGCCGATAAAAAACTTTTTAAACCAGATAAAGCTTCAGGGGTAGAAGAAGATCCTTTAGCAGGTTTAGGATAAAAACTTTATAAGTTGATAATATATAAATCAAATAACTAGTAGAAAATGTCAGGAAAAAAACTATTAATTCTTGAAAGATCTAACTCTAAATTATCATCTAAGACAGATGATGATGGCGCCGTAGTATTAGAAGGTGTGTTTACTGAGTTTGGTGTTCGCAATAAGAATAACAGAATATACGAGGAAAAAGAAGTTTTACCTCACATTAATGAACTGCAGGAAAAGGTAAAAACCAATAAGCTTTTAGGTGAATTAGATCATCCAAAGGATTTTGATATAAGTTTATCTAATGTATCTCATGTAGTTGAATCTTTATCGTACGATAAAGACAATAAACAAGTTGTTGGTAGAATTCGTTTATTAAATACTACAAAGGGTAAAGAAGCACAGGCTTTAATTAAAGATGGAATCCCACTTCATATTTCAAGTCGTGCTGCTGGTACAGTTGATGAAAATGGAAAGGTAAAGATTAAAAAGTTCTTTACATATGACTTGGTAGCAGATCCTGGTTTTGAAAATGCAGAGTTGTCAAGAGTTAATGAATCTTATGGATTTGATAGCGACACCTCGTTATTTATATATGAAATGGAAGAAAAAGAAAACAAACAAGATAAAAAAGAATTAATAATGGAGAATCAAAATTTTGTAACCGTTGAGGATTTTCAAAAATACACTGAGTATGTACAAGGCGTATTAAATAATGTTAAAGAATCTTCAAATTCAGATAACTCTGAAGTAGTTGAAAAACTAGTAAAATATACCGAGCACATTGCAGACAAAGTAAATCAGTTAAATGACTATTCTGAGTACTTATCTGAAAATCTTGATAAGAATATTTCTTATTCTGATTATTTGGCTGAAAACGTAAATAAGATTAAGAGTTATACAACTTATTTAGCCGAAGAATTAGATAATTCTATTCAATACGTTGAACACGTTGCTGAACAAGCAGATAAAGGAATAGAATATACAAATTATTTAGGAGAAAGCATTGAGAAGGGAATCGAGTATAGCGAATATGTTGCAGAAACTCTTGATAAAAACATTGCATATTCTGAATATCTAGCTGAAGGTTTATCAACTAGTATTAAATACTCTGAGTATATTGCAGAAAATGTAAACACTGTTGAAGGTTCTGCTATTAATGAATCTGAAGAAGCTAATTGCGAAAACTGCGGTGAGGTTCATGAAGGGTCTTGTGGATCTAAGAATGAAGAAAAAGAATCTGATAAGAAAGAATATAAAAATACAATAGAAGAAGCATTAGATAAATTAATTGCAAAAGCTGAAGCTAAGACAAATAATATTACTGAAATGCATTTTATGAATTTTCTTTCTGAATCTAAAAAGAATGAATTTAGCTCTCTATCTGAAGATAAGCAAAAACTTATTGTTGAATCAATGAATGTTAAGCCTATTATGTCAACTTCACAAGCTGAAAACATTTGGGAGTCTGCGTTCATTGAAAAGAAGAGATTATTAAACTTCATTGATGATATGCCGGAAAAGTTTTCTATAAAATGGGAAGCTTTATCAGGATCTCGTAAAAACCAAATAATAGCAGAGTCTAAGTTTTATAACTTAAGTACTCCATATGCTGTAAATAACTTTTGGTCAACTCGAGACTTAAGACCATCTCAAATGGAATTAGAACAAATTAATGAGAGCAAAACTGCTGCTGAATCAACTGCTGTTAAAGAGCCATTAGTAAATGAATCATATGCTAATGATTTAATAAATAGGGTTAAATTTAACTTAGGCAGATAACTATAAAATAAAACTATAATCTAATAGCTAAGAAGCAAAAGGCTACAGATAGATTAAAATAAAACAAATAAAAAATAAAACTCAAAATGTACACAAATCATTTAATTAATGAGGCTGAAGTTCAAAAGACGTGGGCACCTATCATTGAGGAGGCTACTGGTATTACTGAAAAATCTAAGTTAACTTGGATGTCTAAGTATTGTCATTACCATAACCTTAATGAAAGTGTTTACAATACTGTACACCTCAATCCAAACATGAATGTTCAATCAATGGGAGCACCAACTTTTCCTGATGCGCCTACGACATTAAACAATTTCTATTCTCAAACACCAGGTTCTGGTGATAGACCATTCTCTTTGCTTCCACTTGCTATGCAAGTTGCTGCTCAAACAGTAGGTCTTGACCTTGTACCAGTAGTTCCAATGCAAGGTCCTATGGGAGTTCTTACTTACCTAGACTTCGTATATGGCGGTGGTAGAACATCACAAGCAGGTGGTATTAATGGTAAATCTGCACCACTTTTAATTAAAGTTGATGCAACTGTTGCTACTGGTCCTGCATTAGCAGTAGATGATGTCATCTACGCAGGCGTTGGTAGTAACTTTGGCGCATACGAATTAACTTTCGTTGGTAAGTCTCGTATCGACGGTTATTCAATCTTCCGCGTAAGAGGTAAAGGAACTGATTTTGCTCAAGGAACTGATCCTTATGCGCAAGGCGAAGAAGGTTTTCAGCCAATCTATACAGCAATTACAGCTGCAACTGATGGTTATGATGATGATGCATTAACTACTGTTAAGGTTAACTTTGATAGCGGTGCTGAATTAGTAAAAGCTCTAGAAGATCATATTACTGGTTTTTCAGGTAATGCATTTTCAGAAAACAACCCTGCGTCAGGAGCACTTACAGCTAGTGGAATAAATTCTAATGATCCTTATTTAAGAGGAGAAGGTGAATCTACTGTTGATAATGTTATGGGTCTATCGTTGTTTAACAAATCGGTTGCTGCTAAAACTTATCAAGTTGCTGCTGCGGTTACACGTGAGCAAGTACAAGATCTTAAGCAGTTCGGTATAGACGCAGTTGCTCAAGTAGAAGCTGTATTGGTTAACGAATTAACGCAGTCTATCAATAAGTACATCTTAGATAGAATCTTTAAGAACGGTGTAACTAACGCATTCCAAGTATCTCAAGTAGATAGCACTATTCTTTCAGCTGCTTTTACTACAGGTGCACCTGGATCTGTTACAATAGCTCTTGGATCTGATAACACTGGTGTTAACCGTTCTGTAACGGTTCAATCGGTTGCTGTTAATGGTGGTGGTGAAACTCAAGGTACTCTACAACGTAGAATACTTACTAAGGTTCTTGCTGCATCTAACTTAATCGCTACACGCGGTCGTAGAGGACCTGCTACTTACGCTGTAACTGGCGGTAAGATGGCATCTGCTCTTCAAGATGTTGCTGGATTTGTTGCTTATCCACTTTCAAACACAGTTAATCAAGCTGGTGGTTCTCTTTACCCAATTGGAGCTATCGCAGGTGTTACTGTTTATGTAGATCCAAACAGAGACTTTAACGATGTTAAAATTGCTGTAGGACGTAAAGGTGATGGTAACTCTCCTGGTTTAGTATTTATGCCTTATTTAATGGCAGAATCTGTTGAAACAATCGCAGAAGGAACTATGGCTCCTAAGATCGCGGTTAAATCTAGATTTGACTTAGTAGATGCTGGATTTCATCCACAAACTATGTACTATGTATTAAACTTTAGCTTTAATGGAGTAGACATTATCTAATCTTAGATAACTAATAATGAAAAGATCCACTTAGGTGGATCTTTTTTTGTCTTAATATATAAAAAAACAAAACAAGATATGTCACAAGGAGTTTACCGTGCATCTGTACTTTACAATTTTACCAGGAATGAATATGTCCTACTAGACCCACAAACAACAGGTGGCGACCCTATCCAAGTAGCATGGACTTGGGTATCTAATCCAAACGACGCAACTAAATGGGTCAATGTTACAGAGCTTCAATACTATTTAACAGACACACCATTAGGGGACCCTACTATAAAT